TGTGAATGCCTAGAGAATAATAAAAGGTTCATGAAAGATCTCAAAAGATATTATAAGTCGATAGAGGATTTAGTCTCGGAGTTAGTTTGAATAAATAGCGTGATAATTCTTGAGTGCCTGTTCCAAATTCCAACTCGCATCAATTCTACTCGCTTCATCAATATTGACACAATGTTTAGTTTTTAACTCATCTGGGGTGATATGACGCATCTCCCAAAACATTTCACATAGAAATTCCCCAACATGTTTTGTGTTAATCGTTGTACCATTCATAACAGGTACGTAATCCCGTATGATGTCATGGGGATATTCCTTGGATGCGAATATGTTCGTGTATAAATAATCGTCGCGCATCTCGGTTATAGGTATGAGTCCACCTGGCAAAATATAGAAAAAGTGCCAACCTTCAAGACGTTTGAACATATCTTTTATATCCAGTGAATGTAGTCTGTAAAAATTGTCATATTCAAATTGAACCATATCCACCGTGATATTTCCGAGACCATCTAGAACGCCGAAATCGTGTCCGTCAGTGTCAATTTTGAGAAAATTGATAGGCCTGATGCCACGAGCATCGCAATACTTTTGAAGCGAGTGTTCATCAGCGTCAACGACAGTTTTGTTTACGTGTATATTAGGTTTATCGTAATCAACGGGTTCTTTATACATGACGTAGGTAGTATCATTCTTAAACGCTTCCCCGGAAGGTTTAAACGCCGGATCGAATAAATGAAGTGACATTGAGTCATCAATGTCTTTTGGAAATTGTGATCCAGTAGCCCCCACGTCAAAAATGGTGGCGCCGGGTGTGTTTTTAGTGATAGATTGTAAAAGTGATAACTCACCGTTGACCTTTTGATTACAGCAAATACGAAGCGAAAAGTAGGGTACCGAAAACTTCTTCGTGTCGTCTTGAATCTGAATCCATGTATCCAACGTGGGTTCCATATGTGTACATATGGAGTTCTTTGTTTTAACCTGTTAAAGAAGTGAAGCTATAATAAAATATAATGGAAATCAAGGTACTCGATCATGGCTTTGTCAGGCTTGTTGACCACATGCCTAGGGAACATCTCGATAGTTCGATCGTACAAGCCGCTCGGGTATCGTACGGTGACGGAACGAAGACTACTCGAGGTGATACCGGACTTTTACGGTATTTGATGCGCCATTGGCATACGACCCCTTTTGAAATGGTCGAATTCAAATTTCATATCAAGATGCCCATTTACATCGCTCGTCAACATCTTCGTCATAGGACGGCGAGTGTAAACGAGATGTCTGCGAGATATTCAATCGTTCCCAAGGAGTATTACGAACCTTCGGAACTTAGAGGACAGTCCCAGGTCAATCACCAGGGATCGGAGGGTGTGGTGAACATTGATCAAAATGAGACGCATATTCACTTGGAGAAGTCGTTCGATATTTATGAAAAACTTCTGGAAGATGGATGCTGTCGGGAACAGGCCAGGGGTAATCTTCCTCAATCGACGTACACGGAATTTTATTGGAAGATCAATCTTCATAACCTCATGCATTATCTCCATCTTCGAATGGATTCTCACGCACAGAAAGAAATCCAGGATTATGCACGAGCTATTTATGATCTCATAGAACCTCTCGTCCCTATCACCATGCGAGCATTCAAGGATTTCAGGGTGGATGCTATTCAACTCACGGGTCCAGAGATCAGGGCTCTCAAGCACGGGGAGATCATTAAATCTCCCGGGGAACGCAGGGAATATGAGGCAAAATTGGAAGCGTTAGGACTTAAAGATAAAAATCTCAATGTAGAATAAGCAAGTCAACATGTTCGCTTTAATGTCTTCCCCCACTATTATGATGTCTACACAGCAGCGCTTTAAGAAGTTCGGCAAGGAAACCAGGGAGCGCCGTAAGAGTGAGCTCGATAAGATTGGTGACGCGTTTAAGAGCATCGCTGAGGATGAGAAGAAACGAACCAAGAAGCTTTTCGAGGAACACAAGGCTTTTTTTACAACAAAGGAGTCTACCACCACTTCCACCGCTCCCGCTAAGATCGACTTTTACGAACAGTAAAAAATATAACAGCAAACAAAAATACAACACATTCATTCATATAGCCATGTTCAATCATACTCGTGGCAAAAATGGTCGATAACACTGTATATTGAGCATTTTTGACTTCCCGCCTCGTCTTCTCCATAGATCTTTTCATCGTTGTTCTTGATTTTTCTAAATTAAGAACTGCTGAGTTAATCTCTCGAATCCTTCCGGGCATCTCCACAGCCGTCGTCAGCATTTTCCTCACATCTATAGCCTCTTCAACGGTTTCTTGTAACATGGGTTCCAGGTAATCATAATACGTAAACATGGGATCCAAAGCAACGCAGGTGCCTTCTATGGTAGAGAAGGTCTTTGCTAAATATACAAACGACGTCGGTACTATGAACGGCTTCTTTTGTGCGAGAGAGATGAGTATATCATCGTTTAAAATATCGTCTTTCACACTTTTGCCATCAAGCGTTTCAAGATAATTGAGTGCAGTTTTAAAAAAAAGTTCAATGTCACTCAAGTCCGTCGTCGTAGGTGTGATGACACCTAACTTTATGAGAATCTCGACAATCCCCTTTGTGTTCCGGTCTATTATACATACAAAAAGGTTTTTGAATCCTTCCGTAAGCTCCTTTGATAAAGGAATCACCAGTCCAAAATCATAAAATACAAGCTTTCCATCTTCGGTAAACCCAAGGTTCCCTGGATGAGGATCTGCATGAAAAAAACCCTTTTCCATGGTTTGAATGAGATACGAGTTTATGAGAGCTTCGCAGATCTTCTTCTTGTTTACCCGTGGATCAGGAATCTCAGTCAATTTCGTAGAATACACAAACTCCATCACGATCATATCCTCCGTGCACATGTTCTTATACACACCCGGCACTTTGATCCAGTCTATTTCTCTCATGGCACGCTTAAACATGATGGCGTCCCTGGTCTCACGCTCATAATCGGTTTCGGCGAGCAGGTACTCGATCGATTCTTTGAGAACATAGTTCGTACTCGTACCAGTATCTACACCAATCTTCTCCAAAAATTCCACAATCTTTACTATGGTATCCGTATCCTCTTTCATCATCTCATAAATCCCAGGTCTCTTTACTTTTACAACAACGTCCGTTCCATCATGGAGCGTAGCCTTATGTACTTGACCGATACTCGCTGATTTATATGGTACAGGGTCGAACGCATCAAATTGAGACGTATCTATACAAGACATTACATCGTCTATTGGTGGTACATCATCTTGTAAGGTCTCGAGCTGCTGAATGAATTCGGGTGGATACAAGTCGGCGCGCGCGGATGCGATTTGACCCAATTTGATAAACGTAGGTCCGAGGTCAACGAGTCGATCTCTCGTCCATCGACCCAATTCAGCTTGATCTTTTGTTACATTTTTTCGAATAAGAAACTCCGACGCAAACCTCCACGTTTTGTATTTACGTGTGGTATGTTTCACCTTTTGTGGCAAGATGTTCAGCGAACAAAGAGCCATCTTATTACATGCAGATAAATTTATCTCTCTAACTGTTAATTTTTTTCTCAAGATATTTTACATGGACTCTGATAAAAAAGAAGAATGTTACAATGTTAAACCAGTCGTAAATTGGAAGTGTATATGGTTTACATTAGCCTTGGCAGGTGGGTATTGGTTCCTACCTAAGAAGAATAAATGGATTCTGTTGGCACTCTTGTACTTCCCCTACATCGTGTTAGCGTTTTACGATCATCATTATGATTGCAAGCGGAACATGGGACCCACATACCTCGCCATGTTCTACCATTGGGCGAAACCACAAGACTCACAACAAATTAAGGATTACAAAAATTGGTGCCCGGACATAAAGTCCAAAGTCCTGACACTGGATTTAATTATTTTATTTATAGCTATCGGAGTGTTTCCATATTTCCTTCGCTGGAATCCAAAATAATTTATTTCGATGTAAGTAAAATAAAGAAAATTTCACAACATTGTATATGCCTAGACAAAATATAGCTCTTACAAGGATAAAGTGTAAATGTTCCGTACATACACCTATGTTTGACTTCAACGATAAGAAGTATATGCGGGTTATCGTACCTGATGAAATTGCGTTTAAAGTGCGTTCGGCGCAGTCGCGTATTATACTTCATGGACCAAACGTCGATAACCCACTCGAAGGGAATGTCCTCACAGTGAAAATTCCTTTCAGGTATCGCCGCGTGATGTGTTCCTATGAAGGCGCTCCCGTACAATCTCTTAAAAAGTCCGACGAGGTAGAGATCAAAACGGATTTCATGGGAGGTTGGAACATTGGTAACCATAGCGGATTCACGTGGAAGTTGAGTAGTATAAAGCTTCTAGACACACTTATCGTATGAAACTTACGCGATCTGGGTGTGTAGTTCCGGATACACCGGAAATAAAAAAGGAACTCACGGTTCGCCCAATCGTTAATGCAGATTTTGGTGTAGCGCCTCCATCGTTTAAGGTGTTCAGAAAGGCAAAATCTGGATTATGCGTACCGAGATATTATGCCGAAGAAAAGTTTGGGAAAGTGACCGAAGATATCCGACCCAAACCCAAAAAAATTAAAATAGCTTTCAAAGGAAAACTGAGAGATGAAACGCACCAAAATGAAGCGCTTTCTAAAGCTATTGAAGCTGGTCATGGAATCTTATCATTACCATGCGGCTTCGGTAAGACGACAGTATCCCTGGCCATAGCATGTAAGCTCGGATACCGAACGATGATCGTCGTGCACAAAGAATTTTTGGCGAACCAATGGAAAGAGCGCATTCAACAGTTTTGCCCGGGTGCGAGTATAGGCATCGTTCAACAAAATAAGAAAGAAGTCGACTGTGATTTCGTGATTGCCATGCTTCAATCACTCTCTTTGAAAGAGTATTCGTTCGAAGATTTTGATAGTATAGGCACACTTATCGTCGATGAAGCGCATCATATATGCGCGAAAGTATTCAGTCAGAGTCTTTTCAAGCTGTGTCCTAAACACGCGTTCGGATTATCTGCTACACCGAACAGAAAAGATGGACTTACGAAAGTATTACATTGGTTCATGGGTCCTACGTTTTTTTCGGTAGAGCGCAAAAACCAGGATCAGGTCGATATGTTTCCACTCGTATACACATGCCCGCGTTTCGAGGATCCCCCTCCATGTACGCGCTTCGGTAAATTGTCGCTTCCTACCATGATCACGGAACTTACAGAGATGCCGGATAGGAATAGACTCATTTTACAAACAATCAAAGATCTCGCGAAAACGACACGACAAATCCTCGTTCTCAGTGACCGCCGATTTCATTGCGAGTTTCTGCATCAAAGGTTTAAGACGACTTCGGGTCTCTATATGGGAGGTATGAAAGAAGAGGACCTCGCGGAATCGAGTAAAAAACAGATCATCTTCGCCACCTTCAGTCAGGCGCACGAGGGACTCGATATTCCCACACTCGATACAGTGATTCTCGCGACACCCAAATCAGACATCGTACAGAGTATAGGTCGTATCATGCGAGAAACGAAGGGTAAAAAGAACAACCCCCAGATTTACGACGTGGTGGATCAGTGGTCCGTATTCTTTGCCATGTATAACAAACGTCTACGTGTCTACAGACAGGGTGGGTTCAATATACCCGATCAACCAAAAGAAGAAACGAATGACTTTCTCCCTGGAAAATGTCTCATACAAATATAAGAATGACACGTTGTTCAGTCGGACGTGCCACACAAAAATATACATCTAGTGCGGGTGGGTCATTGACTCTCCAGGATGTTTTGGAAAATGGAAACGTGGCGACGATAGGAATCCAAACGCTGAATCCCATTATTTCTAATACACTCACATTAACGGGGGTATCTAAGGGTGACATTCTTTATGCACCACAAGATGGTGTTATTCAAACGCTCAGTATAGGACCGACGAATAATGTACTGACGGTAACGAATCAAACTTTGGGTACGCTATCGTGGGAACCTCCACAGGGTGCTGGTGGTGCGGCGGATAATCTCGAGAATACGACACTTGCAGGTGCGTTTACGAATCAGACCGTCTTATTTCAGAACCCTACGACAGGTTTCACAGTTTCATCAAATGTGGTAGTGACGGGTAATGTAACTGCCGATCATTTCATAGGCGATGGATCGAATCTTACGGGTATATCAGCACTTTCGAACGTCGTGCAGCTCCAAAATGATATGACTTCGAATGCTAGTCGGATTTCAGACCTAGAAGCTGCTAACACGGTTCAAGAGACTTTAATTAACGATCTAACGTCTGATCTGGGAAGTAACGTGGCTAGAATAGCATCATTAGAATCAAATGCTCTCATGACAAGTTCAAGTACACTAGGAACCATACAACCGGGTGATCTTCTTTATGGCGCGGGTACAGATTTGCTTTCAAGACTCAATATAGGTTCATCTGGGACTGTTCTCACGGTGGATAATAGTGGAATACCATCCTGGCAGTCAGCAGGTGGTGGTTCTTTATGGAACCAAGACGGTGGTAAGTTATATTATACGGGTGGTCCAGTGGGAATAGCAAATACAGAACCATTGACAACGCAGACTCTACAAATTGGATCCAATGTGGTTATCGAAGATACAGGATCAAATAAAATTGTGATAACCGGAAATGTGTATATAGCAAAAAATTTAAAAGTTATAGATGAAATTCGTACGTTTAAAGTCGTTGCAGCAGAATATGAACAGAAAGCTGTTACAATTGTTTCAGTACAACCGCCTACGGATATCGTGATGAATTAAAATAACTATGAATATAAAACTGTAGTATTATATATGACGGCTACGTTTTCGTATCAGTATGTCGATGCTGAGCTAGATAGACCGCGACTTCAAGAAAACACACGTGACGGCTTTGGGTCGGCTATAGATTCATCGTTTGACGGACGTCATGTTTTCATTTGTGCAACAGGTGATAATACAGTGTCTATTTACGAATATATAAATAATACCTGGAGTCTTAAACAGCGGATAAATTTCGTAAATCCTTACTCCATTCGATGTAATTGGGACGGGACGCGAGTCGTTATAGGATGTCCCGACGCGACGATCTCCGGTTCCAGTTCAACTGGAAAAGTAGATATTCTTACAGCGACGGGTGTCGAATCAAATTTATGGTCAACGTACACCCAAGATACGTTAACTTCTCCAACACAGTCTTCAGCATATTTTGGTCGTTCGGTTTCCATAGCCAAAGAACATGGAAATTGTGTAGTCGTAGGGGAACCCTTAAGAGATGAAGTACACGTGTACTATAAATACGCTGGGAGTAGTTGGACAAAAAAAAGGACACTGATCGTACCGACTATTGCAACGCATCCCGAACCGGTTGCTATGGACTATATGCAGCGTGTTTTAGGTGTTACTGAAAACGCATCTGCCCATTCAGAGACAGAAACGACTGCGCGAAATATGACACATAATGGTTATGTTTCTGTATCCACGGACATTTATTATATGAATGGTCATAAGAATAATTTTGGCGAATGTGTGGATATTGATCCAAGTGGTTTATTTATTGTCGTAGGTGCACCTGGACAACCGACCCCTCGGATAGATCCGAGTAATGCATATCAACCATCGGGATATTTATTCGGTCTTCCAACGCATCCACAAGTTTGGGGTTCGGGCTCGGGATCTTATTACGATAGAAGTGCTAGCGAATATTTAGATAGTATAGCGTGTACAGGGTATTTCGTGGTGTACGAATCTGTCACCACGGCTGGTGATCATGGTGGTAGAGATTGGCATACATTAAAACATACAATTCCACCCGCCAATCATGGTCATACAGAAAAGAATTTAGCTAATTTTAATGGTGTGGGGTATACGGAAGCATGGGATCTTAACGCGACCGGAACTTGGGTCCGAATATCCAACGGTTGTGAAAGAATTGTCGTAGGATCTCCGAGATATTGTGCGATAGGTAAACAAAACTCAAATTGTGTCGGTAAAATAGAAAGTTATGTGTATAATTCAAGTACCGGTGAATGTAGTCTCGAGGGTGCATTTGCAGGAAACCAGTTAGTCGGACGCTCGGGGTCGTGTTTTGGTATGCGATTTGATTTAGATTATACCGGGAGACGTATAGGCGCAATGTACATGTCTGTCAGACAAGGTGGTGAAAGTGTACCCGCGATACATGTATTTGATTGGAACGGTAACAATTTCTTCGAAACAACACCCGAACAACGCTTTACTCCTATTAATTCGGCTAAATACGGTATAAGTGCTAGTGGCACTCTTGGTCCGCTTTATCCTCCCGAGCCTAATCAATATTATGGGGGTGTTCAGGCCACAAGTGGATCCAATTACCAGGGTTTACCCCCTTTAAATACCGTGTGGGCCGACGGGATTGCCATGACGTCTGGTGGTCTTCTTTTCCATGGACAAGCGGGAATGTCTCCGGATGATATTAATACCTTGGATACCTATAATGCTAACGCCCCGAAATATGTTTCTGTATATAAATTCTTGTTAACACAAACCCTTAAGGGCAATACCCTCATAGGTGGCTACGTCGCGGCGGATAACATTTTTGTGGGTGCAAACGATGGTGCAGGCACGAATAAGGGTTCAAAAAAAATATACTTCGGAGGAACCTACGGAACGGGGGATAATTATTACGCAAAAACGGTTATCGAGAACAGGTCATTCTACTACAGTGCACAAGATACAGATGCTCATATGCAGGGGTATTCAGAAATACTATTAAATAAGGCGCTATTAAGACCAACTGCGGGAGTTGGTGTTGATCAAATCCGAATAAAGGCGCAGGAATTTCACGTTGATTCATACGTAGAAAGTGATGGGCGGTACATGCAAACACCAATATTAACGACGACATCGTTTGGTCAGATAAAATTAAACCCCGAATTTCTTGTTCCACATGAATCGACATCGTGTAGCGCGAATGCGTTACTCGATGTTAACGGAGACGTTCTCATTAGAAATCGACTGAATATAGGTGGTAGAGAAGAAAATAACCTCACGGCCGCTGATAAAATACCGTTCCGTATATTTTACGACACGCGTAATGACGAAGTTTTTAGACGAAATGTTACCGCTATTGAGAATGGGTCGTGGCAGATAGAAAATGGGTATCATGTGGTATCGAACGTGTGTACAAACATACATAACTTTGGTTTTCCAACACATCGTCATAATAGTCGGGGGGAAGTGAGTGGTTCAGCTTCATATGACCAAAGTGTGAATGGTATTCGATTATCGAACGAGTCTTCGTATATCTATAACGACTATTTTGTGGGTGTATCTGCATGGGACACAGCCTTTCATGGTAGTATGTATAATTCTCCTACAGGAAGTTCATCGAATACCATAAATAAGGATTACACTAGAGATCAGTATATTCTATTTTCGTTTTGGTATTATGCGGATTCGTACTTTCTTTCAGACTCTTCTTATAAATGGTTTGTAGAGCGAACTAATCATACATCGTCGGGATCGGGAAGGTATTGTCGGGTGGGAGCGCGACTTTGGGGTGATGGACCCAACGGGACGAGCTTAGTCCACTTCAGAGTTGCTACGGGTATTAGAAATTTTGATTACCCGGTTGCGCTTACCGCCGTACCTTTGGGGCAATGGAATCATATGTACGTTCGACTCGCGTTCCCCGCGGCCACGAACACGACTTCTATAACTGATTTTTATGTAAACGGTGTAGAACGTCCACAAGGATCCTCGACAAACGTGTCGGCGTTCCAGGACTCGCTACACGCGTTCGGTGGTCGTTATTGTTTGGGGTCTGCCAGCGGGAATTCGTTTACGACGGGTGCTATCGGAAATGTCAGTTTTGAAGGGGCAGACTTTTCGGGAAACAATATGCACGGTCGCATGAATATTGTTACGGGCGCGCGCGAAAGTGCGTATTTTCCAACAAAGGAGGATTTCTATAAACACGGTCCACCGAGTCAACGTTTAAATGTTAGAGGAGATATACATTCAACGGGGGTTCTTAATACGATCGGTGTGAATTGTAGACAGTTAGGTGTAGGAACGTTGGATTATACACCGTTTCCATCGATATGGGGTATTACTTTGAGAGGGAATGTTATATCGTCTACAGCCAGTCAAGTAGATCTCAATGCAATTGTCTCAAATGCTCCTGAATCTAGCACCGGAGGTGCATATCTCATGGCACTAGATGATAAAGCATATGGAAATGCTGTAATTAACATGATGGTTGGTCATGGTAGTTGGAATCAGTTCACGGGGATGGGAGCAGATGGATTTCAGATCCATTATGGTACCGCCTCTCGATTTCTCTCGATTAGGAATCTCGCTTCATACAACGGTGAAACGCCATACTTCAATTATGCTATACAGATTAGTAATCATGTAAATTCCCGGGGAAATATAGGAATATCTGCAAGTCCAAGCTCGTCTTATAGAATGTATATCGCCGGTACTGTATACGCGACGTCGGGTGGGGTGCTGTCTTCAGATGATCGTATAAAGTATAACGAACAGACTGTAGATAACTGTTTAAATATAATCAATAAGCTCACACCATTGAAATATGAAAAACTTCAAAAAAAACGAGGTAAACACACTGTTAATTTAGGGACATGGATACCAACCGATGATGAATGGACAAATGTAAAAAGTGACTACGATTGGATATATGAATATGGGTTCATAGCTCAGGATGTTAAAAATATTACCGAATTAGAGTTTCTCGTTAGTGGTACTGAAACTAGCGATGAATCCGATATTATAGATAAAGAAACCTATTCTAGAATTTCGAGTGAAGAACGTGAAAAATATATACCCGACGAATATGGTAGTTATATACATGTCGATAGTGGTGAAACTCAAACACCTCTAGGGTTAAATTATACAGGGATATTTACTATCGCAGTTGGAGCGATACAGGAGTTGGATAAACAACTACAAGCTGAAAAGGCGAAAAATGTGGAATTAACAGAACGTGTACATATTTTGGAACAGTTATATCATGGGATATTAGAACGCGTTTCTGCATTGGAAAATAATTAAAGGAAATCGCGTCGATCATAAATTATTATAAATCTAACACACAAAGTGTATTCGTGTGGTACATTTATGATACTTACCTTTTCGCGGAATCCATCGCGGCTAACGCGACGACGCCGACGATAAAGAAGAATACGAGGAAATTACACTCGGTATCTTCATCGGTGTCCGGTTCTTCCGGTTCTGGCTTTATTGGAACTTTTTCTACTATGCGAGGTGCATCTACTACGATTTCCTTCTTTCTGGGAACCGGCACCTCGATTGGATCATCGAAATCAATCGGGCTGTAGCCTACCATTTATATAGGTTTACAAATTAATTTCGACCTTCTTCTTTCGCCCTCCTTTCCTGGCCTTTGCTGGAGGAAGCTTAACCTCCTTCACATCATCTTCCGCATCTTCCGCGGCTTTTTCAGAAACAATATCCGAGATGTCATCATCGTCATCTTCCACCTCGGGGATGTATTCCTTCTGGGCGACGGGTGTAATGGGAGTCGTGTTCATAGGAGGACCCGGGGGCATCATGATATTACCCATCAGGCTCGAAATGTCGAGTCCCGGGCCGCGCATCTCGTGGCGCTCACCCGGGGGAGTGGCGGGCTTCTGAGCATTGTTAGACATGGTATTCTGCACAGCGCTCATCATATTCTGCATGAGGTCGGGGTTCTGCTTCATGACATCATTCACGTTAGGCATGACCTGTTTGAACATCGAATTCGTGAGATGGAACATCATCGCGGAACCACCAAGCATCATGATAAGCTTGATCTCCGGTGCGACGTGCATCTTCGTCCTGTACTTGACATACAGCTCCTCAAACACTTCATCGTAATCGTCCTGATTTTCCATCACATTCTCCGACCAACCATCAAGCTGAATATCAAAAGGATTGTACTTCTTATTCAAAAATTCAATACCAGTCACACATGCGATGAGCATGCGACGCGAAAACTTGATAGACTTATCCACGTCTATACTATACGTGATACGCTTAACTTCCGTGCGTAGATCGTCCACATTCGAGTAGGCGTTCAATGATTTATTGATGTTAAATCCACGCTTCTCGAGACGTCCGAGTTTGTTTAAAAGATCGGACTTCTCTTCATCGATCGTCTTATATCCGGGTGACGGCTGCTCTTCCTGCTGTTCAGGGCCGTAATCGAACGTCGCAGGAGCGGCGTTATACGCATTATCATTATCGTATTCACCGTGATCGATAGGTTCGTCCACTTGCGGGGGTGGAGGAGCCGCCTGCTTAGAAGGGTTCGCGAAGGCGTCGACGTCCTCTTGAAACATATCAACAGGCGGGGCATCTGAGCGATGCATTCTCTGGATAGAGGGTGCGCTTGTCGTGTACGCGCGGGGTCTACCGAAATCGAGTTGAATCTCATCCATCATGGCTTGTTCCTTCTCGTCAAGCTTCATGACCGAATCGCTTCCTCTGTCGAGGACAATTTCACCGTCCATTACTCTCTATAATGAAACTAATCTATTCTCTTTAACGCACTTTATAAAAAAATATCAGCACATAGTAAAATGAAGCTCGACTCTACCAATCGCGCGACACTCAAAGCCATCGCGATCACCATCGGATTACTTTTCATCATCGCCCTCCTTTTCGGTGAGCGCAAGTCTAGGTACCAGCCTAAGAACATCGATATCGAGGCCGTCTCCCAGGCGTCCCTGATGTCCCTCAAGAGCAGCGTCGACTGCCTCGACCAGAGTGTCTACTCCACGAGCACTGGTGGTGTCTGTGGCGACCAGCAGCTCGTTCGTGATCACGCCAACTACAAGATTGTTGGTTAAATTTTTTAAGTCATACTCATTTCTACCTACATCGTCACAACGTATTTAAGTAGAAAAATTCTAAGTGTATTATAAATGGCGCTCATCATCGCTCCATCTCAGCCCGATATTCCCGATTACAGTCATGAGATCCACACGGTGATCGTCGACAATCTTGGTCAATCTTCCCAATCTGACTTTACCGCGTTTCTCCCTACGCCTCTTGAAAATGTTGTTCAAGCTCGCCTAGTCTCCGCTTCCCTGGTGACGACGGGTGGTACGTCTCAAATGGCTATTCATTTAGGTATCGATGAACTTCGTACACACTTTACACAACAAACGCAATCGTCTATCAATTTCGGCGGGGACGGCGATCCGACTACGGATACGAAAAATCATTTAAATGGTGTGTTCGGCACAATCATAGGTCAGCACGCGCTCATAGGACCCAGCCAAACTGATCGAGTGTTACTATTCAAAGATGAATACCCCATTGTACAGTGCTACCATAATCCCATACGTAAACTTAACCGTCTGACATTTAACATCGATAAACAAGACGGTACAACGGCCACGGTCGGAAATGCTGTGTTTATATTTCGCATCACGTGCCGCAAGAAGAACCTCGCATAGATTTCAGGGCGTTACATACTTGTAATTTAAAAATACTTTTACTATAGTAAGTATGTCTTCTGGAATCGTGCAGTTAGTGGCCATCGGTGCACAAGATGAGCATATCATCGGAGAGCCCGAAATTTCGTTTTTCACTTCCACATTCAAAAGGCATTCTAACTTTTCACAGTCCGTCGAAAAGCAGACGATACAAGGAGCTGTGAAAGGTAATTCCATGTCATCTATCAAGTTCGAAAGGAATGGCGACCTTTTAGGATACACCTATTTCACGATAGATAATAACACACAGGCGGTCGATCTCCAGGATTGGGGAGATGTCATAGATAAGGTCGAGTTGTTAATTTCGGGTCAAGTTATCGATGTTCAAGATTACGACTTCACCGAGAATATCGCGATAGATATGTTCGCACAAAATGTGTCGAAAAGTTCTAACGGTGTCCATCCCGGCGCATCTGCTCGCTCGTATTTTTACCCCCTTCGCTTCTTCTTTTGTGAGGGTCCCCAATCCGCGATTCCTCTCGTGGCGCTGCAGTACAGTAACGTAGAATTGCGCATTTATTGGGGTCCAGAGGCTGGTAACTATAACGTTGATGCATATGCTAATTACTACTATCTAGACAACGAGGAACGCGGAATAATGGCTTCTCGTGAGCATAACATTCTCATCACACAGGTTCAAAAGAGTATACCGTCCGGTGAACTCGTTCAAGAGCTAACTTTCAATCACCCGGTCAAATATATCGCATGTGCCAATACGAACATGGAAAGTACACTGACTTCCATAGATAATAAGTTGAAAATCAGTATTAACGGCACGGATATCAGTTCGTGGAAGTGGGCGAAACCTCATTTCGTGGACGTTCAACATTATTACCACACGAACTTCGTCACATCTCCAGATTGTTTCCTACACGCCTTTTGTCTAAACACAAGTTCCTTACAACCTTCAGGTTCCCTTAATTTTTCCCGAGTCGAATCAGTAAAAATTCATAGCGAGTCACGAGATATTATTGACCCAATTTATGCGGTCAATTATAATATTCTCAGAGTGAACAACGGAATGGCGGGTCTCATGTACGCAAATTAAAATGCACAGTAATATTAAATGCCGAAGAACTTAAGTACCGTCGGCGGTGCTACAGAGCTCCGTTTCGGTAAATTTTGTAGAGAAGACCAGCACAATAATTCTGTTGTCATTAACGCGAGTAACGAGAAAATTGACGCTACGAAAGCGGGTGGTTTTTACCTCACACCTTTAGAATTGACTACCGTGTTCGCGAGTGATGGTACGGATGCGACCACAAACACATTCGTAGCGTATAATCAGAGTACGAAACAATTATTTAGAACAGAAGTTCCCGTGAGTATTACGGGTATCTCTAGCGCTGGAGCCGGTGCGGAAGGTGATTTAACTGTCAACGGTAACCTTTACGTCACCGGTAATGTTACGTCTATAGGAACGGTCGCCAATATTCACGTGACTAATTCCCAGTTTAAGGATGGTCTCATCGAAATTGGTACAAATAATACCGACCTCGCAACGTTCGATCTCGGACACATCTACAATAGACCCGTAGGAAGCTCCAACGTTGCTCTTTGCTACGATGCTTCTGCTACAGAGCTTATCATCGCGTACACGGATAGTAGCCCCTTCGACGACACGAACCAAGTGGATCCTACTAATGAGACGATGAATGTTCACGTGTACGGTAAACTCTATACAAACTCTAATGTGGGTGTGGCGAATACCACCCCTGATCATACATTTTCGGTAGGTGAGAAATGTTTCATCGAGGCGAATGGACCTCCCGATGCGAGTGTATTAGATGTTCGTGGTAATGCGACAATTGAAGGTGCCATCATCACGAACACGGGCGGTGTCACTAAAAAGACATACAGTAAGAAAGATACAATTGACCTTGGTACGATTGTCGCGGATGCAGCACTTACACTTGAGTTTACGAGTCATCCATTTTACGCAAAGATTGTAGCACAACTTATCGATAATGCTGATAACGAAGTGAGTACCATGCTCATAGATGTAGCGGGTGGCGAACGCGGTGGAGACGGTACTCCTCAGAATATAGCACTCGGACCTATTTCTATTTTTGGTAACGCCAGTACGAATCCGTGGAGTTCTACAGTCGCGGTGACACAGACTACAGTGGTACTTACTCCGAGTACAGATTTTACTACTGCCGATAATTCGGGTGCGGGCAGTTATTCCATTTTCATCGAATACATTTCACCCGAAACCGCAGGCGCGCTCGCGAGTATTACTCGAAACGGTATTACTACCCCCTTTGGGTACTAATTTCCAAATAAAAAACATATTCATAAATTATAGATGTCGTCGGAGACAAACGTTCAGTTATTTCCAGGCGTTTTCAGAAGTACTCAAGGAGGTGCAAATCCCGACTTCTTCTTACATTCATCCGGACGTGTGGGAATAGGTAACGACGCCCCCGATACTCCACCCGCGTGGAATGCGAATACTACGTTTAAATTAAACGTCACTGGACATACACACGTAAACGGAAATCTTGATGTTAGCGGGTATTTATACGGCGATGGATCAACTCTAAGTGGAGTCACGGCTGTTATAGGTGGTTATTGGGATCTCGATCAAGCAAATAATAATATTAAATATGATGTTGGCAACGTCGGAATAGGTGGGGCGGCGAGTACTGAAAAGCTTAAAGTATATGGAGACATATTGGCAACTGGTGATGTCACCGCATCTTCTGATAGACGCCTCAAAACAGATATCAAGCGCATTGAAGGAGCTCTCGATAAGGTGTGTGCCATAGGAGGGTACACGTACGTGATGAACGATAAACCGTCCACGGGCCTCATCGCACAAGAGGTTCGAGAGGTTCTCCCCGAAGTCGTACACGGTTCAGAAGAAACAAGTTACTCAATCGCGTACGGGAACGTCATCGGGTTACTCGTCGAGGCTATCAAAGAATTAAAAGAAAAAATCGGTTAATATAAATGACGAGCTTAAACACCGTTTCGACATTGTTCGGTGGTACGGCACCTCACGGCCTCAAAGAATTATACGGAGTAAGTTTCGATGATGGTGGGGCAGCACCTCAATCAGGAAATCCTATTAATTTACGAGCGTTTAATGGTAAAAACCCATTCCGTTTCGTTGAACAGCGTGTAAAATTGACCGCATCCGACCCCGCGCACGGTGACACATTTGGAAGTTCCGCGGATATTGACGGTGACACGGCCGTGATCGGATCGATCTCGAACGATGATCATGGAACCAATAGTGGGTCCGCGTATATTTTTACTCGTGATACAGCTGGGGACAATACATCCAACTGGACACAGCGTGTAAAACTGACAGCGAGTGACGCTGCTGCATTTGATTATTTTGGTGGACTTCAAGGCCGCGACGGTGTAGCGATAGACGGTGACACGGTAGCCATATCAGCAGTGGGAGGTGATAATATAAACAGTCGTGTGAAGGTCGGTGGAGCTGTATATGTATTTACCCGCGATACACCCGGTAGCCTCACCTCTGGTTGGACACAACGTGCAAAACTAGTACCGAGTGACACTGCTTCGCATGATAATTTCGGTATAAGTGTATCTATCGACGGTGACACGATGGTGGTAAGCTCATATGGAACTAGTTACAGGGGAGCGGCGTATGTATTCAGACGCACTACACCCGGTACCCTTACATCTGGATGGACGCAGGTCACCAAAATTACAGCGAGTGACCCTATTGATAATGCCCTGTTCGGTATCAGCCTCTCACTATCTGGTGATACGGTGGTGATTGGGGCGCGCTCTAACAATTCCGCATATATATTTACCCGCGATACACCCGGTAGCCTCACCTCTGGTTGGACACAACGCGCGAAACTAACAGCGAGTGACGGTGTTTCGGGTGATCAGTTCGGTGAGAACGTATCGATCGACGGTGACACGGTTGTTATCGGAGCGAATAGAGATGACGATGACGGAAACGATAGTGGATCTGTGTATATATTTAATCGCGATACAGCTGGTAATTGGACACAGAGTGCAAAACTAACGGCGGCTGATGCTAGTTCGTCCGATGACTTTGGCGTTCATGTTACAATCGAGGGGGATACAATTGTCATTGGAGCGAGGTATAAATCTGTCAACGGTTATTCTCTTATCGGATCTGCATACGTGTTTACGCGCAATGCGGCCGGTAATTGGACACAAACCTCCAAGTTTGTAGCAAGCGACGCTACTTTGAGTACCTCCCCAACTTTCGGTGATACCGTCGCAATATCCGGTGACACGATATTGGTATCAGCATCTGGAACTGGAGGTCCAGATGGAGCTGGTGCAGGGTTTCCAAATAGTGGAGCCGTTTATATTTTCACGTTAGAAATTACTCCCATTAATCCGTAGAGATAATTCCTCCAAAGTGAACCTTAACTCATATAAAATGCAGTACATTTTATCTAAGTTAATATAAATGGTGCAGACGACGAGCCATATATTTTCAG